AAAATTATTAAATTATAGTGATAATTAGTTTAAAAAATAAAAATTTAAAATTTATATTTTACAATATGGACGATTTTAACGTTAGTTCGTTGCATGAATCAAAGAATGAATGGGGTGCTCGTTTATTGACGATTTTAACTCCTTTAATTCTTGAAGGATTCAAATCTATTTTTGATGAATCCTATAAATTATGTAGGGAAAATGGGGAACTAGACAAATACTTAATGACGTTCCAAAATTTTATTGCTCGAATTCCTAAATGGAATTCAACAATTATTGAAACAGAGCGAAAAAGAATTATTGAAAAAAGTGGGTGTTCATATTTAGAAGAATTGGTTACTTGTATTCATATTATCCAATTAAAACTATTAACTGCTATGCGTGTAGGACAAAAACAAAAGAAAATAGATATTAATATACCTAAATTAGATGATTTTATTCATAAAGCATATGTTAATGTAGCTAGAAAGGTATATAAAAATGTTTATCTATTCGAAATCAATATTGCTCCTCTTCAAATTCAAAAACATACCAGAGAATTAGAAATTATAGTTCAGGAATGTATATTGAACGCTGTTAGAGACAGTATCCCTGTTGAAAGCATATTAAAAGCATACATGGATGAAACTGTTGAGGAAGATGTTGTAGAAGAAATTAAAGAACAAATTATTGAAAAACCAATTGAGAAGGTGGAAACTCAAACAATTGTTGAAGGAGGAGAAAAAATAAAAGAAAATATAAAATTTAATGACGTAGACACTGTTATGAATAAACATGGTAAGGAGGAATTTGTTACTGCTCCTAAAAATATAGAGAGACTAGAAGAAATTAGCACATTAAGAAATATTAAAAGAAAAATGGAAGAGGAAGATGATGATGACAAATTAACCATTTCAAATGAAGATATATCATTAGACGGTTTAGATATGAATATAATTGACCAACCACTAGACAAATTGAAAAACGATATATTATTGGAAGATATAGAGATTTTAGCATAATAATTGCGTTTTTTACGTGGTTGAATTGTAAAAATATATTGTAAGATGGACAATATATTTTTTGTAGCTGCGATCATGTCTGTAATATTTTTTATAATTAAATTTTTAGAAATGCGATACGTTGATAAAGAGCCAAAACCATTGAAATTTTTAATTAGAGATTCATTAGTTGTATATTTTAGTGTAGTAATTGGTAATTTTATTTTAGGACAAGTTGAACCAGCAATAAAAGAAACAATTGCCTCAGGTACACCTATGGCATTTACAGATAACCCACCTTTTTAACTTTAGCGGTCAGTCAAAGTCTTTAGCGACCAGTCCAAACTTTAACAAATGGATATATTATTTTTCCATTTGTTAAATCTGAAGTATAATGGTCATAATTATACCTAAAGTTTTTGTTTTTTGTTATTATATCACCAAATATAGATTTGCTTTTTAGCAGACTTGGGTATTCTTCGCAAAATAATAATCCTAATATACGTTCTAAAGAACAACGGTCTTTTCTATTGTGTACAACATTCACTAGATTAGTTATATTATATTTTTTTTGTAATAATTCTAAGAAATTTAGTTTAATATATGCTTGACAACCAAAACATAAATTAAAATTTTCGTTCCTAATTTTATTTAAACCAAGAATATTAATTTCAGACCCTGTTAATTTTGGTATTAACTTATATTTATTAGTTAATGCTGTTGTTATACGTAAAATATTATGAAGATTTTCTTTATCATATGGGTGGTGCCATAAAGGCATTACAGGTAAATTGAATAATTCAAATGGTATACGTCTATGAACAAATACACTATCATGTAATATAACAGCATTCGGAAACCATTTATATTTTAAATAATATACATACGGCAACAATTCTCCTCTACCATGATACTCAGATTGAATTACAGTTACATTTTTATAGTCAAAATCAGCCTTCAAAAATTCTTGATTGCTATTATCATCTATAATAACGATTTGTTTTAAAGGATAAAACGTTCTTATTAGTTTTATACTTTGATTCCAATATTTGTTAGTATTAAACGAATTAACATGTCTCGTAATAATAAATCCAAAATTTGACATTTTATTTATAATTATATATGATAAATAAAATTATAATAAATAAACGTTTAACAATAACAAGGCAATTCATCGATATTTATGATTTGTTCACCCTTCGAAATATTTTTATTTAAAATAATAAAATTACTAAATTCTGGTCTGTCGAGTTGCGCATTAGGAGTATGCTTATGAACATGTCTTGCAATCATTTTATACAATTTAAAATCTGGATATCTTTCAGCACCATTATTTTTATATAAAACATTGATTCCGTTATCATCCATACACCATTCAACAATTAGTTTTATTATTGGAGAACAAGTATCTAAGTTTTTTATTAATTCTAAATCATCCACCACATAATCAAATATAGAACAAGCTAAACGACAAAGATCAAAACTAAAATTAGGTTCTAATCTAGGTTTTTTGTCGTTAAAATATGGTTCTGTATTATATTGTGTCGCAGCGTCTCCTCCTATTTGAAAACTATCGCTACAAAATATGTTTCCGTTAAATTTATAAATCGCACGACCAAAATCGATTATTTTATACACTTTACCAAAAGTAGGCACCTTATATGTTTTTTTTTTATAAGTGTAATATATAAATTTTTTGTTAGTGGGTATATACATTATATTGTTTGTATGTAGGTCGTTGTGTGTAAACGAAAACATTTTTTGATATGTTATAAGAATCATTATTATTTGCATTAACGCTGAAAACCACTCATCGTTTGTTAATGTTCCATTAATAATTAAATTATCAAATGTATCCTCACATTGTTCCATACAAATCACTTGCACTGGAAATTTATGAAAGGTTAAAATAAGTTTTTCTTCTTTTTCGTCATCACTGTCAACATCTTCATATTCATCTTCTTCTTCTACATCCATGATTTCTTCTATATCCATTTTTTCTTCATCCATGTTTTTTTCTTCATCCATGTTTTTTTCTTCATCCATTTTTTCTTCATCCATTTTTTCTTCATCCATTTTTTCTTCATCCATGTTTTCTTCATCCATGTTTTCTTCATCCATATTTTCTTCTTCCATCTCTTCATCGTCGTAATTCATTTTATTGTTCATAAAATCATTTTCATCATTATCGTTTGTATGAGATGTTCTAGAAGAACATGTTGATCCTGATTTTAAGGTTTCGGTTTTTTTCTGATTGGTTTTATCGGTTTCGACCTCATATGAATTTGTTATATCAACAATATCGAGTCCCATATTCTTAATGTCTGTTAAAGAAACATGTTCACTGTCATTTTCAAAAATGTTTTCAAACATAGAATCATCAATCGATTTAATAGAGGAATTAGATTTTAAACTAGTAGAAATTTTTAAAGGTTTTAACGGTTTTTTTTCATCATCCAATAAATGAGAAAAATCTTCAACATCAAATAATACATTTTTTTGTTTATTGAAAAAATCAGACTGAACCAAATAATCTATATCATCAATAATATTCAATTTATATTCATTTTTAATGGCTAAAAATGATCCATAATAATCTACTCCGTGTATAAAATTATGTTGATGTAATACTTTACTAGTTAAAAATGAGAATAACCCATCTATATATGCTGAATTATTTTGTTCCATAATTTTAGGATGTACATTAATGGTTTTATCAAATGACGGTAAATTAAATAAATTTGGGTCATTATATGGATATTTACCTATTATATACTTGAATGGGTCTAAAAGAGGCGCCATTTTTATAAATACAGTTTTAGATAATGACTGAACATTATCTGTTATATTTTTTAGTTTACAAGTGAAGATATTTTCATTGCAAATATCATTTTCATGTATATCTTTTATGTCGGAAATATACAGTTGATGATTTAAATTAATGGAATTATAATTTGTATTGTTTAATGAAAAAAAACGTTCATATATAGGCATGTAATTTTGGATGTTCGTTAATTTAGTACCCTTGTTCGTTTGAAATTTAATGAATAGGTTTGTATTCTTGCGCTTTTGGTAGTCTACGGTAATAGTCATTAGCTAAATAGAATATAAATAAATTTTATATTTAACTTATTTTAATTCCTAAATAAATTTAATTCTAATTATATTCATAATTCATAAAAAGCAATAAATTATAAGTTTATTTTATCAAATTAATTTTCACATCGAATAGTATATGAATTTAGAATTAAAAAGATTTGATATGAAGAGTATAAGTTTTAAACCAAACGAGTCTAAAGGTCCTGTAGTTGTCTTGATTGGGCGACGTGATACTGGAAAATCGTTTTTAGTAAGAGATTTGTTATATTATCATCAAGACATCCCTATAGGCACTGTTATCTCCGGTACAGAAGAAGGCAACGGCTTTTACGGAAAATTAGTGCCTAAATTATTCATTCATAATGAGTACAACACTGTTATAATTGAAAACGTTTTAAAACGACAGCGTGGTGTATTGAAACAAATAAAGAAAGAAATGGAACAATTCAATAGAAGCACTATTGATCCTAGAACTTTTGTTATTTTAGATGATTGTTTGTACGACAACACTTGGGCACGTGATAAAATGATGCGATTACTTTTTATGAATGGACGTCATTGGAAGGTCATGTTACTCATCACAATGCAATATCCTTTAGGCATACCACCAACGCTGCGAACAAATATCGATTACGTGTTTATTTTGAGAGAGCCATATATTGCCAATAGGAAACGAATTTATGAAAATTATGCGGGTATGTTTCCCACATTGGAGTCGTTTTGTCAAGTAATGGATCAATGCACTGAGAATTTCGAGTGTTTAGTGATAAATAACAACTCAAAGTCCAATAAATTACAGGATCAGGTGTTTTGGTATAAGGCAGATGCTCATAATGACTTCAGATTGGGGTCAAAAGAGTTCTGGGAAATATCAAAACAGTTAAATAATGACGAGGAAGACGAGCAATATGACCCGAATAACGTGAAGAAACGCGGTCAAGGGCCAAAAATAGCGGTCAAAAAGAGTAAATGGTAAACTTGGTTTCGTATTCTTGCTTTTTAAATATAAAAGCAAGTTTTATATTCTTATTCTTGCTTTCAAAATATAAAAGCAAGTTTTATATAGAAATAATTTAATTATAATATAAAAATATTAGAATTAACTAATTAAAATGTCATCGTGTAATGGTAATGGTGAATGTTTAGCACAATGTGGTTGCGAATGTTTTAACGAAGAGACAACTGATTATAATGAAGTATGTGTTTGTGGTCATAGAGAACATAATGGATTTTGTCCTTCTAATTGTTGTATACCAATTGAATGTAGAAATTATAAATATTGTAATACAAAACAACCAAAATGGGTATCATTTTGTCATAATGGCATGTGTATGAATTGTGCGGTTCAAATGGGAAAACATACATATACAAATGAAGTAGAAGATTGTTGTGTATGTTTAGAAAATAAAAGTATGCTAATACTAAAATGTAACCATAAAATTTGTAATGATTGTTGGTATAATATAACCAAAGAAGTATTTGAAACCAATGAACAAAAAAGGTTATGTCCTTTATGTCGTAAGTTGAATGATTGGAGTAAATAATGGGCGTATTGAATGAGAAAAAGGAGTAAATGTAATAACAAATTTTACATATTCAGCTAAATAGTATAGAATTGATTTCTCTTAATATATTTGATAAATCAAAATTTTTTTCATTAGGATTAAATCGTATTATTTTATTTCCCAATGATGTTATATATAATTCTCTTATTTTTTCATTTTCAGGGTCTCTATCATTGTGGTTGTTTTCATCACATTCAATAACTAATTTATAGTCAACAAAATATAAATCTGCTCTATATTTACCTATAGTAAACTGACGTTTAACATTTAACATATTGCTATATGCGTTTGAAATAAATCCAATTGTTTGATTTTCTACGCACATTCCAATATTTATTTGTTTTATATTTTCATTTAGTTCTACAATATATCTATTCCTTAAATTAAAGGAATTTTTCAACAATTCAAATGTTTCTTCTGTAAGAAGAAATGTTATTTTATTTTGCCCTCCATTTTGTTTTATTGTTTTAAATTTATGTCGTTCAATAATATAATGAATATTTTCTTTATAATTTTTAGATAAATGTTTAACTAAACGCACTTTTTGACTTGTTAAATATAATAATTCTTCTAAATTTCTTACAAATTCACACATTGTTTATACTACATTAACTACAATATGATAATTAAATTCAATTTTATATAATCACAGTTTATTTTATATAATTATATTATGGTAACTAAAAAAAATAATAGAAAACTAAACCGTATAACAAAGAAAAAAACGAAACCAAATAAAAGATATACACGTCGTAAACAACGGGCTGGTGATCCAGTTATAGTCGATAAGTATAGAGATTTAAAAACATTTAGACTACAATTTTGCGATTTATTGTATCCGCTTATTAATTGGAAAAGTAAAAGTAATAATCAAATCAAAACTTTTATAAAAAATCTAAACAATTTTTTTAAAGAAAACAACATTTTGATAAATACATTAATTAATATCGATGCTAATAGACGACCTGTTTTGAAAGATGTAGTAGATTATGTTTCAATTCCAACTGTTATAATGGACAACATAACTAACAACGAAATTAAAAGCAAATTATTATTATTGTTTTATGAAAATGGTGGAAATATAAATGCATACAATACTTTAACTGGAAAAGAAACTGCTTTCATTCGTTCTGTAGAAAATGGACAAGTAGAAAATATTAGAATACTTTTAGACCCGCGTTATGGATTATCCAGAGATAATTTACCAGACGAAATAAAGCCAGTATTCGATGAAATAATGCGAGAACCAGAAATACAAGTACAACCTCAATTAGAACCAACAAGAGAACCAATAAGAGAACCAATAAGAGAACCAATACAAGTAGAAGAACCAATACAAGTAGTAGAACCAATAGTAGAAGAACCTCAATTGGAACCAGAACAAGTAGAACCAATAGTAGTAGAACCAATAGTAGAAGAACCAATAGTAGAAGAACCAATAGTAGTAGAACCAATAGTAGAACAAACAGTAGTAAAACTAAAAGTTCCAATCAACGTACCGAAAGTAGGCTATAATATAGAAGTAGCACCTAGATTTTGGAGAGATCTGTTTGCCAGTAAGGGTATAGACCTGTTTACATTAAGGGAAAAAATACGAGAATTATTATCACAAGACGAAATTCACAAAGTTATTTATAGGAAAGGATTTAAACCAAATGCCTGGTCTACTTGTGAAATGGTAGAAAGCATGTTTCCAGCATATTACACACGGCAAAATCCAGAATTCCAATTAAAAACACAAGAGCAACAAATGGACTTTGTAAATACAAATACAGCATTATGTATAATTTTATTATTATTAGGTATAATTTCAAATACAATGAACGACCAAGATTATAATTTCATTTTTAAAGGAGGAAAATCAGTTCAGTTTGTTTTATCAGAAATCAAAAATACATCCAAATATATTAGCGATGACATAGATATACTAATAACGCATAATGATAGCATTATATACAATGAATGGAAAATGAGAAATATAGCGGAACATATATCTTTTTTGATAAAGTGGTTTCTAGAAGGCATTATAAATATATCGTTAGATCTACCGAATACAGGTGGTAAAACATTTGGAAAAGACATAGTTAAAATATCATATTTAAATTCTTCAGGCAGATACACAGCGTTATGTGATATTGGCTTCGGAAACATTAGTGAAAATGTCAGGCCGTATTTTGAACATCCACAAGTATTCAGAATGTATAATAATACATTAGAACAAGAAATGATGTTTAGATGTCCAAATATAGAGGCTATTTTAGATGAAAAACTATATTATTATTTGAAATTTATACAATTCAGAGACACTGTAAGACGAGGTTCAGCAATTCATGAAAAAGGATACGAAGATATGAATCCAGAAAGCCTTAATTTTTTCATTCAAAAATTTAAAAGATCTATAAAGGCAATAGTCGATGGATTAATACTTCAACAATCAGGAAATATAAATCAAGAAGAACAGCGAATGTTATTACAATTTAGACTGAACCAATATAATGCGAATACAAATTTTAAAGAAGAGGCTATTCAGAGCATTTTAAATGCGAATCCATATGAAGTATAATATAGTACATGATACGTAATATATTATATAATTTGTTAAAATGGTTATGTATTTAATCTAGTTTCTTAGTTGCGAATGGTCCAGACTTCAATTGGCTTTGGCCATAATCCGTCTTGCCAACAACAATATTTTCTCCATCGAAAAGTTCAGAACGAATATCCGCAGCAGAAATAGTATCAGAATCCTTTAATGCGGATTCAGTTGTGTTTTGTCCAGCACCAATTAAATTACCATCAGTGTCAATATCTTGTGTGACCAAATTACCGTGTTTTGCCGCATTCTTTTTATTATCTTCAATCGCCTTCTGCTTCGTTTCTTTAACACGATTTTCAAATGCGGTTTTGGCAATCGTTTCATTCTTCTTCTTTTCTTGTGCGAGTTGGTTAAGTTCTTCTTCCATATACTCAACACGTCCAGTCTTATATGCTTCAGGCTCCCAAGGAAGCCAAGTTCCAATAGGTCCAACAAAGACGTCAAAGTTAGGGTCAACCTCTCGTAAAAGCTTAGCACGTATTTCGGCTTCTTCTTGTGAAGCAAAATTGCCTCTGGACTTAAATCCTCTGACAGAAGTTTGAAAGTTGTGTTTGGTATTAAACAATTTTTCAAGTTCTTCTTCTTCCTTATCTAAAAAAGTTTTATAATCATCTTCAATAGAAGAATTAATAATAGTCTCGCGTTCTTCTTTTACAAACTCTTCCAAGTCTTTAGTAACCTCGTCGAACTTTAGTTTGTATTTAAAGGAAATAAAATTTAAGAACTGATGAAACTTTTCCATAGATTTGTTCATCTCCCACTTCTTTAGGAATTCTTCAAAGAAAAACATTTCTTTCTGTTTAAGAATCTTATCTGGCGAAATAAAAGAAAAACAACCAAAATTTTGTCCTGCTATAGATTTGTCAACATCCAACAAGTCAACATATTTAGGATTAGGAGTTCCATTCGTTCTGTTCTTTCGCTCAAAAGCCAATTTTTTACCGGTATTAGTTTTTTCAGTCATTATACATATTTAGTGTTTTTTGTCTTTAAGTATTTTAATTAGATTTAACTTTAATAATATTTTTTTCTATTTATTTTATATAAAGATGTTTAATATGACTGAGTTAATTAAGCGTATTATAAAGTATTTAATCGAAGGTTTGATGGTTGCAATTGCAGCATTCGCCATCCCTAAACGTACATTAAATCTTGAAGAAATCGCATTGTTGGCTCTAACTGCTGCCGCAACATTCGCTATTTTGGATACATACATACCTTCGATGGGTGTGACAGCACGTTCCGGCGCCGGCTTTGGTATTGGTGCTAATCTAGTGAAATTTCCTGGGGGGTTTTAAAATAGTTAATTACTAACACATAATCTAATATTAAATTATGTTTTATAGCAGTTATCATCAGGTAATATAATATAATATATATATATAAAATGTCTTCGAAATCAAGTAGTAAGAAGTCACGTGGATCTATGTCGTCACTGACCACTATATCGAACCCTAAAAGTGGGTCTAAACCGAGTAGTTCTCCATTGATGTCGTCTAAATCAGCAAATATAAAATTAAACAGTGATGCTAGTTTTGAATACGATAAGGAACAAGAAAATCCGGAAATATTAAAGGATAATTTAGCACAAATGAATAGATTATTAGCAAGACGCCTTGAAAATTCCAAATTGTTAGAAAATACATTGCCATCTAAATATATTCAATATGATCCGAGCTGCATTCGAAAATATAGTAATTTTTCTTTTCCAACTGATTACAAATACTTTTACGATTTTGTAGATTATTTTCCTTCTAAAACGGTATGCGAAGAAAATGAAATTGAAACGACTACTGATGTTAAAAATTATTTAGAAACACTTAAGCGTCCTAATATGAAGCGCGATTTTATTAGTACATTGAAACTTGTCTCTCCAAAAACCCTTACATTATTGAATAAAATCAAGGATTTAGACGCTAAGGATATGGCTCAGTATGGAAAGAAATTTAAACATTTTATTTTTTCGGATTCAAAATCGTCCATGGCTGGTGTAAAATTGTTAGCGAGTGCTTTAATTGCTGATGGTATGAATTTAGGATATAGAGCAGAACCTAAAATGGGTAAGAAAAACTGGGGAAAAATCGAGTTGTTATCTAACGGAGAATTGGAAAAAACGAAATACAATAATTTGTATATGTTATGCTCCACATCCGTGTATGATGAACCAATTAGCGTAGTAACGAAAAAAGAAATTTTGGGTCGGTTTAATGAGCGTCCTGATAATATATATGGTGAAAACATTCGTATTATATTGATGGATGGAGGATACAAAGAAGGTATCGATTTATTTGACATTAAATATGTACACATATTCGAACCCACATTAACACAGGCAGACCAGAAACAGGTAGTTGGACGAGGAACACGAACATGCGGTCAAAAGGGTCTTGATTTTCATCCGTCAAAAGGATGGCCGCTTTACGTATACGTTTATGATTTAAAAATGGAGGCACCATTTGATAAAGGGTTAGGTGCTAATACTGGTATTGAAATGTATTTCAAAGCGAAGAATATTAATATTAAGTTATTGAATTTTATGAATGAATTGGAAACTGTATGTATCCAAAATGCGGTAGATTATGAATTGAACCAAAATATCCATTCGTTTTCTATTTCGTTCGATGAAAAAGGTGATTCTTTAAGAGGTGGCACTAAAGACAATTCTGTTAGTAGTCGTCCTCGGTCGAATACATCTGAATTAAACAATTCTTTTTTTAAAAACATATCTCCAAAGGCAAAATCCGTGTCTTCAGTAGACGTCTCTATAGAAAAACCATTAGATGCTTTACAAATGCGTAAATA